TGCCCACTAACAAATGTAGCTGCAACTAATTCTTTTTCTATACCGGTTTCAAAATCTAAAAGACCTTCTGCCGTTTTGAGAACACCTTTTAAATTTGTTCCTAATCTTCTAGCTTCTATTGCCGATTTATAAAGAGCATTTACATCATCTCTAAAATATAGATTTGCTTCTTCGGCAGATTCAGCAATATCTGCAAATACCTGAGATGGTGCAACCCCTGCCATATTTGCAAGGTCAGCCAATTGCATTGAAACGTTTTGTGCAGTTTCAGCACTTAGCCCCGCCATACTCTGGAATACCATATTTACGGCAGCAGCATCTTTTTGAGCAACTGAAAAGTTTTTGTTTAAAACTACAATCGATGCGACTGTTGCATTGGAAAATCTAGCTGTATCACCAAATTCTTCGGTTACTGCTTTAATTGTATCGTAATAATCTTCCGCGGTTACTCCTAATGCAGCAAAGTCAGCTCTAATAGTTTTTGCCTGTTCAGCTATTTCTTTTGTATTAGATTTTGTTAATCCAGTATCTTCTCTAAATTTACCGGCAGCTTCTTCAATTGCAGTAAATTCGCTTAATGCAGCGGCTAATACGGCCCCCAATATAACAATAGGACCTAATCCGGCTGCAATTCCTTTTATTAAATCTTTTACAACGGTTAACGCCGATTGTAGTCCTTCTGGCAATGCACCTACTAATTGGTCTTGTTGCTTTTGTAGTTCAACTAATCGTTCCTGTTGTTTTAATAAATTTTCGTTTGATTCAAATATTTGTTCGGATAGTTTTCTATCTTCTTCATTCATTCCAAGAATAGATGCCTGAAATTCTTGTCTCCTTCTTTGTGAATCGGTTATACCAAATACGTTTTCTTTTTCAGTTGCCAAAGCTTCTGCCGCATCTATTTGAGTACTTCTTATACCTTCTAATGCTTTTCTTCTCTCTTGTATTGCTTCTAACTCATCGCCCTCTGCATTAATTTCTTGCTTTTTTAAACTTAAAATTCTAGCAGTGATTGCCGCAAATTGATTACCACCCGTATTAGAATCTGTTAGGTATTTTTTAACCTCTGGTGTCATTTTAGCAAACGCAGATGCAAAATCATTTGAGGTTTTCCAAAAATCTTCTTGTTTTTCTGCCGCTTCTTCCCAAAGGTCTGTATAATCTTTGGCTTTATCTTCAACTTCTTTTAAAGTTTTTAATTCTTCGTTTAAGTTTTTGGCATGAGTTTTATCTTCCTCATTTCTTTTTTTAAGGCGTTTAATTTCTTCTTGTCCAGCAACAGCTATTCTTTTATTTCGCTCTTCTATTCGCTGTTCAATTTGGTCTCGCTCTTTTAGTAGTTGATTTTGTCTTTCCAACTCTTGAGCCGATAAATTTCTTACATCTGCCATTTACAAACTTTTATTTTATAAATCCGTTTTTTTGTAAATACTGATAAATTTCCGGTTCTTCTTTTTTTACTGTATCCAAATAATCGGTAGCTTTATCGTGTATATTTCTTAAATCAGATTGAAGTTTTTTAAGAACTGGGTCATTATTAACAATTGCTTGTAATTTTTCCGGTGTTTTCTTATTAGTAAACAATCCCCAAAACTCTTGTAAGTTGTTTTCTGATATTTTGTATTTTTTTCCCATTTTACGTTTATTTACACTTATTCAAACTATAAATATCTACTAAAAGAAAAAGTTAGGACTATCTCTTAATCCTAACTTTTGAAGATGTATTACCTTTTTGTGCTTGTTTAGCATCTTCTGCTTCTTTTTTCTTGGATTCTACCAACTTATCGTAATAAAACATTCTTAAATAAGTTGGCATTTTATAAAGTTCCATCATCGTAAACCCATTACTATACTCAACCATTTCAAAAATTTGAGTATGTAGGTGTACACTATGATTCCTCGGAAGGCCAAAAAAACCCTACTCCCATTGGAATAGGCGCCTCCTCCACCTCACCATCTTCGTGGATATATTTAAATACCATATTCATATCTGGTGAAATCTTCTTAACATAATCTCTAAATGCTTTACTATCTCTAGCTAAAAATTCATTATTGATGAATTTATTAATTCTACCAATATCCGAATTACCATCAACCGATTTAATCATATAACGTAATCTCGTTGTAATTTCAAAAGATGTATCCTTATTTAGTTTTTCTAATGCCTGAATATCTTTATCAATCGCTCTTTCATCACCATGTGTAAGTAATTTAAATGTTAATTTATTTTTACCAATAGGTGTTGTAAATTCAAATTCATTGATATTTTGAACATCTGATACATCAATATCCTTTGTTCTAATTTCCGATATATCTACGGTTGTTTCAACTGTTTTATTAAGTTTATTAGAATAAAATGATATTTTATAATTAGGTCCATAACCTAAAAGTCTTGTTGCAAGAACAATTGCGTTTTTATCACCAATTAGAATATCATCAATATTAACGTTATCTACTATAATTGATTCAAAAAGTTTATCTAAAACAATACCTTTTTTAATTAAATTTGCAGATGAAAGAATATCCTCTTCCTTCGCTGTCATATACTTTATTGTAATATTACCAGAGGATAATGGGTTTGTTTTTGGGTAAAGTTTTCCTTTAGACGGAAGTTCAATTACCTGTGTTGGAAAATCAAATTGCTTTTCACTCATAACTTTGTGTTTTATTTTGTTTGTATATATAAATACATAAATTTAAAAAATTTGAAATAAAAAAAGGGATACCTTTTGAGTATCCCTTTATTATATCTAAATTGATTATTAGTATTCTAATATAGCGTAATCATATGTAAGAGTTAATTCAATTGTTGCAGGTTCGTTTTCGCTTGAGAAATCAAGTTCACCAAATGCCGCTCTTGAAATAAATGCACCCATAATAGTCCATTTTTCAATCTTATCACCAACAGGTCCTAACATATAGAAGTTAAGATTTTTCTTATAGAATTCAGCGTATCCATCTCTACCGGTAATAGATTCATGTGATAAACGTACCCACTCCATTACATATTGTGCCGCTGATGGTACAATTGGGTCATAAAGTGTGATAGTTAAATCTTGCCACTCACCTTTACCTTTAAGTTTTCTATAAACGTTAATGTGGTCAATCTTTACAGTTTGAAACTGAATTTCTGGTCTATTTGCCGCCTTTACCATATATGCTGGAATGCCAGTATCTGCCATTTCCATATAGTAACGATTCTTCATCTTTGGCTCAAACTGAGCGAAAGTCATTTTATCATACGATAATATTAAATCATCTGCCATTTTTCTTTCCTTTTAATTTATATTAATAAATATTCAATTTACTGCTTTCCAATATTATGCTGAGAAACTTGCTCCAGTTGGTAAGATGTTGAAATCAATTACGATGAATTCCGCGGTCTTAGTTGGTTGAAGGAAGATAGCTCCTGCTAATATGTTTCTATCAATTACATCCGGTGTGTTATTTGTGTCATCCATTACAACGTTGAAAGCGTATAAGCCTTGTCTTTGTTGAATTGATTCCAAATAAGGAGTTACAGTATTGATAAATCTGCTTCTCGTTTCAGAAGTATTTTGTTCAAATACTAAATATCTAGATGTAGATGCAATAAATTTCTTCACAGCAATCAATAATCTTCTTACGTTGATTCTATCTAATGCCGATGCTTTATCTTGCAATGTTTTTTGTCCGAATGCTACAATACCTTGTCCAGGGAATGAAGCGATTGGGTTTACTTTGTTCTCATATAGAGTATCTCTTTCAGCGTGTGTAAGTCTATTCAATACACTCACAGCACCGATAATACCACCTCTATTTAAACCAGCAGGTGCAAACCATTCTGCAGATAATCTATCACTACTTGCAAATACTGCAGGTAATAATACTGATGGTGGAACAGTTGTCATTTTATTGGTATTAACATCAATTGTTTTTAACCAAGGATAGTAACAAGCTGCGTAGTTTGAATCAACTGCGTTTGCTTGTTCAGTTGCGGTTGTTATTGATGAATCATAATCAGTAAAATCAGCAATATAGAAACAATCTTGTCTGTCTTCACACATATCAATTATTCTTTGTGTGATTGCAGGATGTAATTCTCTATTGATACCAGGTGCCGCAACTAAATTAATATCATATTCATCAGGATTAGATAAAGCGTTGATTGCTTTAGTATATCCGATTGAACCAGATGTAGTTGATGCTCCACAATTGAAGCCTTGGTTATTAGATGCACCCCATATATCATTACCATTTAGGTCTTTATCACCAGCTTTAGCGATAGGAATTGTTGGATTAACACCATCAAATCCACCCTGGAATGCTACTAAAAATTGTCTTTTAACCATATCAACAGCTGCTGAACCGGTCATCTTATAAGTTAATTGCGAATCAAATGCAAACAATGTATTTGCACCATTTGTTGCATTTTTAGGAATTGGTTTTAAATATTGAGTGTTATCGATAACAACACCAGTTGTTTCATAATCAAATCCAGAGAAATAAACTGGAGATGATGATGTGTTATTAGCAGAACCAGTCTGATATGTAACTGCAGGGATTAAACTATCACTTGCAGTAGTTTTGATTGGTAATTCATATGCTCCATGTCCAAATGGTGCTGCTGAAATAGGGAATGAACCCTCTTTAGCAACTTCAACTCTTATATGAAGTGATTTGTTTGTGTAATCACCAAATTCAGTAATTTTACCATTTGCATCAGTTTCAAAATATCTGTCACCGATTACTCTAGCAATATATCTAGGAGATGATGGGTCTAAATTTACATTATTCCATGTTTCACTTACACTCTTTCTCTTATCAGTATCACCATATGTTCTAAGCGTTACAGAGAATACAGCATAATCAGTTGAACCATCTTCACCAGCTGCTCTTACATTTGAAATACCAATTTTGTATTTCTTATTATAAACATTACCATGTCCAATTGTATGGAAACGGAAAAGGTCATATCTTATATCGTTATTATCTTTTTGTGATACAATCCAAGGAGTAGATGCTACAGTTGCATCGTTAGTAAAATCTTGTGTTGGTAATTGTACTACACTAATTACAACACCTTGTGCACCACCACCATCGGTATCATATTCACTTGCTACATTTTCAAAATAAGTGTATGAATATGCATGTTTAGAACCAAATGCAGATTCACCAAATACATCTCTAATATCATTTTGAGATGATGGTAATACAGATGCAGAAACCAAACCAATACCAGAGCCAGATAGTAAGAAAGAACCAGAAAACGCCGCTCTACCATCATTTGTTAGAACTGAACTTGGGAAACCCACAGTCTCATCTCCAACTCTTGTTGAATGTAGAGTTGCAACGATTTTTTCTCCAAATGAACCAGATGCTTTAATTGCAATTGGTGATGTTTGGAAATAACCACCGATTCCACCAACTCTTACAATTGTTGCTGAACCCGCTTCTCTTAAATAATTTTGTACTGCGTATTCAGTATAATAAGTTCCATCAGGTGTTCCAAAAATAGTTTCAAACTCTGATTGAGTTCTTACTACAGTTGGTACATATACAGGTCCTTGTTTGAAAGGTCCTATAAATGCGCCACCAATTTCACCTACTCCCTGTGCTAAGAAGGACAGGTCATTTTCTCTTGTGAATACACCAGGTGATACAATTCTTTCTGCCATTTTATTTCTCCGATTTGATTTTGATTGTTGGTATTATTTTTTTATAACAATACACATATAAATATAATGAAAATACCCAAAACACAATTTTATTAGTTAAAGTGCTTTGGGTATATACTATTTTTAAATTAATCTACTAATCAGCTTGAGCTGCGTATAATGCTTGTCCAGATAATGGGTCTGGAGTTACTGAACCAGATAATGAACCTGAATACCAAGGTAATTCGGTTTCATTAACGATTTGTACAACATTTCGTTGACCATCTATATCTTTTTGGATTCTACCAATTATATGGTCCCAATAATTTGTTGCTGTATTTGAACCACTAACGTGATTTTTTATCCATCCTAATACTTGCTCTTCTGTCAATTCATTATATGCCGTAAAAGTACTTACATTAACTTCCGCTGCTTTAAATGGAGTTGCTCCAGTGAATTTTGCACTATATCCGTCATCATCGGTAACTACTACTTCCCAGTTAGTTCCAATAATAACGCCTTCAAGACCTTCGTGATTTTGTTTTCTTAGGCCCTTTAATGACCAACTTTGTGTATATCCCATAGCTTACTATTTTATCTATAAATATATGTGTTTTTAAAAAAAGTAACCAATTTAGTTTTTATTTAAAATTTTATAAACTATTGTTTTCAGTTCTTCAATTTGTTTATTTTGATTTTCTATAATTTCTTGTTGTTCTTTAACCGATTGTATAAGTACAGGAACAATCTTTTCTAATTGAACTGTCTTATAGTGTTCTCCACTTATAGATTTACCATCTCCTAACGCATCAAATGGTGCCGGTTTAATTGCTTGTGGTATTACCTTTTCAACTTCTTGCGCAATTACTCCAATATCATGTCTATCAATTGGATTAAACCCTAACGAATCAACCATCTCTTTCCAATCAAAATAAACACCTCTTAATTGCTTCAACATTCCCAATGCATCACTAATTGTAGTAATATTTTCTTTCAATCTTTCATCCGATGAATATGCAACAACGTTACCAGCTGCATACATGTCACCGCTAGCGTTTAACTGCCATCTGTTATTTGACATTGACCAGCCACCAATACGAATCCAGTTATCACCATCCAATCCC